TCCACCATGGAATAGATCGGGGTGTCCTCGGGGGTGATTTTCGAAACAACGTCAGACAGCGTTTCGCGGTTGCCTTTCGCAGAGGTGCTGACGAAGGTGTTTGTAACAACGGCCATTGTGGCCTCCTGTGTTGATGATTGGGGTCATTCGAAATCGACCTTCATCGCGTCCCTGATGGAACCTGTGCGGGCCAAGCGTTCCTTCGCTTTCACGTTGTTCTGCTGGATCGCGGTCGCGCCGGGCTTTGTTGGCGACGGGGCGGCTTTCGCCTTTTCCCGAACCGCTTTCGTGGCCTCTTGCGCTCTCATGCCAATGTTTGCCCAGTGCGCCAATGCAAACAGACGTGGATCATCCACCGCTTGCAGTTCCGCCATGGTGAAACCAATCCCCGTTGCCGCTTTGGTGACGCCCTCAAGAAACTTCGGACGCCCTTCTTGGGTGCCAGCTTGAGGGAACATTGCGACCAACTTGCGATTGGCCTCGACAAAGCGCGCCTTCTTTTCATCCTCGCTCATCGCCGCAGAAACGGCTTTGGGTTTGGTGCCAAGCTCGATCAGTTCCTGAACCTTCGTGGCCGCTGCGTCGTACTGCGCTTTCGCGCGGATATACGCGTTCGGGTCACGCATGGCCAAGCCTGCATCAGGCGCGGGGGGCATGAGTGTTTTCAGGTATTCCGTCACAGATCCGACGATGCCGTCAATTTCTGCGGTGCGCTCAGACAGGGTTTGCCGCATGGTTGCGACTTCCTGCGTTTTGCGCGTGTAATCGGCCTGCCGCTGATAGCCCCGGACAAGTTCATCCTTGTCCACCTTGGTGCCGTCTTGCAGCGTGAATTCAACGGTCGCAGGGGCCTCTTCTGTGGCCTCGGTTTCCGCCTCTTCACTGGCGATTTCTTCTGTCCCGTCATCGGTCGCAGGGGCCTCCGGCTCTTCTTCGGTGTCCTCATCGGGGTCGAAGTAGGTCCAGTTCTCTGCGGTGTCGGCTTGCTCGGGGTTGACGTTATCAGTCCCGCTGTCAAGCGAGGTGTTGGTTTCGTCGATCATTTGGTGCCTCTGGCTGGTTCCGGCCCTGCTTATGCAGGAACGGCTTTCGGCGCGCGGTTGCTTAATGTTGCCATCAAATCGGCGCGGAAAAGTCTTACGGCCCGGACCTGCGCTTGCGTGGCGATCCGGCCTTCTTCTGTGACGGCGTTCACCAGCATGTCGGTCCAGCGCTTTTCGATTTCATCAAGCGAAACCGTCAACAGCGGGTTTGACATAAGCTGATCAGCCAGCGATTTGCGTTCTTCGGGGGTCAATTTACCATCCCAGCACTAGCAGTGCTTCAATATCCCGCCGCTTGCGGATTGCGCGGCGCTTGTGCTCCAGAACGGCGATCAATTCCGCCGCAATGGCCGTGTAATCGGGCGCGTCAGACCTTAGCGCATCCTTGATCCCGGCAAGTGCCGCAACGGGCACAGGGGGGCTGTCCATGGCCGTGGCGCTGTCGATGATGACCTGGATGACCCGGCGCTTGGCCTTGGCCTTCTTGGCCTCATGTAGCCGCTCTAGGTTATCGTCGATCCAGTCTTGGGCGCGCTTCTCCCAGAAACGCCGGATGGTTCCTGCGTCGTCGCCGCGTCGGATGACAACTGGCGCGCTCTCCAGAATGTAATCATCGACAAAATACCCGGCGTCAACGTAGGACACATGTCACCCCCATTTACTTTTCTTGGATGACCAATTCGCCGGAAATGAAAGTTGCAGTGGTCGCGCTGGACAGGATCGAATGCAGCATCGTTGTGCCGTTGTAGAGCCGAATGCCGGGCGTCCCGATGATCTTTTGCGCCGTCACGTTCGGAATGGTCGTTCCAATCGTTGCGATGTCGCGCGTCACCATCATGGAAACAGACCCGGTGACAAGCGAGGTTCCCAAGGTCACAGACTGGATTGATCTGACCCCCTTATCGCCCGCTTGCAGGTTGAACCAAATCAGCGTCCCGATAACAGGCGTTGCGGGGATTTGACTGCCGACGATAGCCGAGAGCGTTGCCGTGCGGCCCGCAGTGCCGTCCGAATTGGTGTAGCTGACTGTCGTGTTGGTAATGACCGCAGCGTTGGTTGCCGCTGCCGTGAAAAGCATGGCAATCATGCAGCCTTCGCCGTTAGTGGTGCCGTTGATGTCGCGCGCGGGCAATATCGGCTGCGTGATGGCCTGTGCCGTGGTGGTGGTCACGACAAGGCCCGTATTCACCCAAAGCACATCAAACAACAGATGCGAGTGGTTGACGCCCGCCGCAAGCTGGATTTCCGTTAGGAAGTTCGCGCCAGAAGACGGGTTTTTGATCGGAACGCAACCAAAGTCCGCAGAAACCGTGCCATCTGTGTTGCGGCCATTCAAGCCCGGAGCGCCCGGCGACCATGCCCCCGGAAAGCCCGCGTCTTTCGCCGACGAATACCAATAGCCGACAGCATCCGAGCCCGTGGTGGACTTCATAAACCCGACCGAAAACCCGTTGTACGCGCCAAGACCGGCAGGAGGATATTCCGCCCCTTGCGCGTCCCTATGGTTCCATCGGCCTTCTTCGTTGAACAGCATGTTTTCGCCGGGCAGAAGCGTGAACGCGATCAGTTCAATCACCGTTGTGCCGTCTGTATGCTCAACAGACACTAAGCAAGAGGCGCTCGGATGATCGTTCGTGATGTTCAGATGCTTCATGTTCCGAGAAACACCCGCACCCGGCGAAGGAACGACAGTCGTGGTTGTTGCGGTCGTGATGTAAGGCGTGTTTTGACGTCCCAATGCGACCGCGCTTGTCGCGTTTGTCACATCAACCCAAGAGGCATGAACCTCAATCTGAGCCGCCGCGCTTGTCGTGACTTGGATCAGGTCAGAAGTGGAAGTCAGGTTGATCATGTCAGATTGCCCACGAAATAATTGGTGAAGGACCGCCGCCACCGCCGCCACCCGCAGGGACGGAATAAGCGCCAGTCTGATCTAGGAATGCCAATGCAGAACCACCCGTGGCTAGCGTAACACCGTTCACCACCTGCCCAGCAGGCAGCGTGACAGTGCCGGTAAACGTCGGGCTGGCAATGGGGGCCTTAAGCGCCAGCGATGCCACAAGCCCCGTCACATCGGTCTGCGCATGGGTATGGCCGGGCTGCGATGCCGACGCTGCCAGGGCCCCCTGCGCCGCCGTGGCAAAGCGTGTATCCCCATCTGCCCGCGTCAAGATCGAGGTTGATGCCGCAACGCCAAATGCCCGCTTAGTGAAGGTATCCGCCCCGGTTTGCTCAACAGCCCCTGCCGTGCCGTCCAGCGCCGCCAATGCGGTCAAGGTCGCGTCGAGGTTCTGTTTGCCGGTAATCCCCGCAACCACCCGCGCATCCGCAGCGGTGTTGAAGTCGCTGATCGTCGATGCCGTTTGCGTCCCGGTATGATTCGCCCGTGCCAGCAAGGTTGCATCGGTGCTGTTGACCGTTGCGCCCGCCGCGATGCCTGCCAGCTTGCTTTGTTCCGCAGTTGTATAGCTTGCCGTGGTCGCAGTCAGAACCGCCGAAAGCGGCTGCTTTGTCGCCACCTCCGCGTTGATGTCAAACCAGTTGGCATCGGCCTCGGCATAGGTCAGTGCCGATCCCTTGACCAGCCTAAGCGTTAGCGTTGCCATTACTGCATGACCTGAGCGTCATATGGTTCAAGCCCGACAATCTCGCCGTTTTCATCGCGAACAACGCGCTTTGGCTTGCTGCCCTGCTGCGCCATCATCATTAACGCCTGCTGAAACTGCCCCATCATCGAAGCCATGGCATCCGATGCCGGGTTTGTCGGCTTGCCATCATCGCCCTGCGATAGACCAGCCTGCGCCAACGCCATGCGCTGTTCCATCAGCAGCTTTTCACGCTCCCAAGCCAATTCGCGCGCCTGCAACAGCAATTGCGTCTCACGCTCCGCCTGCTTGACCTGCAAGTCAGCCTGCATCTGCGCTTGCTCTTTCGTCACCTGGACCTGCATCTTGGCCTTTTCGGCCTCCATGTCCGCCGCCAGCTTCTTATCCGCCATCTGCGCCGCCAACTGCGCCTTGCCCATCTCGAGCTGCATGGTCATTTGGCCCTTGGCCTCTTCCATTTTCATCTGGGCTTGGGCCTTGATCATCTCCGGCGATGGCTTGTTTTTCAGCGCCTGCATCATGGCCTGCACTTCCTGCTGATCAGGCTCATGGAAATAAAGGCCTGGGGTTTTCAGGCCCGCCGCCTCGACAAGTTTGGAAAGCGAATTCCACAGGTTTTCCGGTTTCACATACGGGTTGTCAGGCCCAAACGCCGCCAGCAGCTTTTCCTGCATCGCCATGACCATCTGCATCATCTGCATGTCACGCTCGCGGGTGCCAGCGCCCAAGCCCGTGTTAATCGTCACGTCCATGCCCGCGTTCCAATCGCGCGGGTCAAACTGTACCCATTCGCCGCGCAGCCGTACCGTCCGGGGCACGTTCTGATGACGAATGACCATCTTTAGCAGGCCACGAAACA